TTGCTGATGGAGAAAGATTTAACTCCAAGTCATAACTTGCAAATGGATAATTGCCCTCTAATGAGTAAGTTGAATTGCTCCAAGATGCTGATGCGAGAGTTATAGTCGCAAATGTCGGAGTGTTATTAATCGCATTAGCAATGTTTGTAAGTTTAGTTATTATAGTTTGCCCTGTTTCATCTAAAATTATTGGTTTTGTTACTTGTGCCATCTTTATACCTCATAAGTTATACATACTTGTCCATTGACTACTGATAATCCAACATCATTGCCACCTGAGATCTTCTTTTCTACTCCATTGACTGTAATATATTGAATCTCATCAGTTGCAGTTCCTTCTGCTGATACACTTACTGTAGACTTGCCATTCCAAGTTGATGCTGATGCTATCCTTGAGTCACTTAATGTTCCGCTTGTGATCTTACTTGCACTTAAGTTCGGAATATCACTTGCACTTAAGTCAGCTCCACCTGTTACAAGTCCTTTTGAATCGTAAGTGATCTTACATTTAGTAGATCCTGTAATAGCATCATTTTTATCTACTTTACCGCTGATATCTTGATGTTGTGTTAAATATCCTTGATTACCAACCCAAGTCTGTGTTGCCATGTCATTTGTTGCAGATGAAATAGCAGCATTCATGTTACTTGTTGTTGAGTAGTTATCAAGGTTATTTACACTCTTTGTGATAAATCCACTATCATTATCGATATCTGATGTCTTACTTGGAATTGAAGGTTTATTCTTAATGTAATCATCTTTTGTAGTATCAGATTCATTCCAATCTGCTTGGACATTGACTTCGGCTCCAGATTCTATTCCGCTTAATTTGTTCTTTTCGGAAGTTGTATAGTCATTAGTCGAAAGTCCTTTTCCTTGTTCTTTAGCTACATAATAGCCTGAAACATAACTTGAAATACCACCTGCTCCTTTAACTGATGAATCTAAGTCATAGTCACTTTGGAGCATATCACCAGAGCCTTGTCCTGCATCACCCTTTTGACCTTTTAAGTTCCTAAATTCAAAGTTAAAAACTTTAGCGGTATCCGGGCCTGATGCGGTTATGGTTACTGAAGGAATACCTGTATTACCATCTACTGTAGCTGTAGGAGTTCCAAATCCTGCGGACTCTCCTGTGTCACCTTGTACACCTTTAAGATTCTTAAAGTCAAAGTCGAATACTTTAGCTGTGTCTGGACCACTCGATGTAATAGTAACTGATGGAGTTCCTACATTCCCATCTATTGATGCGGTAGGAGTACCAAATCCAGCAGCTGTTCCTGTGTCACCTGTATCACCTTTTTGTCCTTTAATATTCTTAAAGTCGAAAGCAAATACCTTTGAAGTATCTGGACCACTAGCTTCTACAGTTACGGATGGAGTACCCACATTTGAGTCTATAGTAGCTGTTGGAGTACCAAATCCTGCTGCTTGTCCTGTTGCACCTTGATTACCTTGATCTCCTTTAGCACCCTTTAGATTCTTAAAATCGAATGCGAATACCTTAGCAGTATCAGGACCAGAAGCTTGTACAGTTACACTAGGTACACCTGTGTTGTTATCTATAGTTGCAGAAGGACTTCCAAATCCGGCAGCAGGGCCCTGTGGACCCGTAGCACCCTGTGGACCCGTAGCACCCTGTGGACCCGTAGCACCCTGTGGACCCGTAGCACCCTGTGGACCCGTAGCACCTGTGTCACCCTTAGGTATACCAAATCTAAAATGATAGTGCCCTCCTACGATATCGACATTGGCAGTTGGACTTGTTCCTGCTTCCTTCCCCTCAGCAGCCGCGGTGATCCCTGTAACGAGTGTCTTAGCGTCATTTGCTGTTGCCACTGCAGAATCAGATTTTGTGTTTGCTTGCGATGCACTCTCTGCTGCTGTCGCTGCGCTAAGAGCCGCTTGACCCGCGCTTGTTGCTGCTTGCTCTGCGCTAGTTGCAGCATTCTGAACTAATGTTACAATCTGAGTCCAAATAGACGGTGTTGGTTCTATTGGGTTTTGACCAACAGTACATCCCTTATCTGGGGCTAATCTTTCAGACCAGACTGTATTGTAATCTATTGTCGAGGTTGAACCATAAAGACCTATTTGGAAGCCATCTGTATCTGTTAGCATTTCCAATGGAAGCTGGCACTTATTATTCGTAAGTACTACAGAGACAACACTGTCTTTCCTCCACTTCTTAAATGAAGCAGTAAGAACTGAAACATCTTTCCAGATTTGATTCAGATCTTCATCAATAATAAACTCGACATTATAAACGCCTCTAGTCCCAGTGACGAGAAGAGAGGCGTCTTCAATTTCTATTCTTTGTGTATTAACTCTTACTATCATGTTTACACCATCCTTTATTCTAGGACTTCCAAAGTTGTTTTATATAATCCAACATTATTTGGATAAGGAAGCGTTGAATAAAATTGATAATATTCTGTACCTACAGCTCCTACAGGGAAAGTAAAAATTAATTCTTGGTAAGTACAGTAATGCGTGTAACTCGAAGCTTGCTGTATTGTAAATGCTGTTTTACGACAAACATCCGTAGATGTCGCTTCGCCGTTCACCCATAATTTAGTACTACCTAAACCATATGAATGTCCATAAGTAAAATCACCCATAATAGTAATTTTTATTTTTTTAGCTCCCGCTGGGACAAATAGTTTCGTATAATCTGTCCCACCTTCTGTATCTGGAACACACACACCAAAATCATCTCTGTCAGGTGCGCCCCATGTGTGGAAACCGGTACTATTCCTTCCGCCACCAGAGAATACCGTAGCCTTACCAAACCATTTCACAGCATTTAGAATAGCGTTGTAAATCCCTTCGCTTGTCACAGGATTCAGACTACCATTTGTAGGGGAAGAATCGAAAGAAAGTAATGGTTGATAATATGCAGGTAATTGATTACCAAGTTTTTCAGCGTTAACAGCTGTATCAACTTTATTACCAGAACCATTAGATGCGTATGCAGAGGCAAGCATATCTCCATTACCAAGTTCAGGATCTTGCAATGCATCGAGAACAGCTTTACTCGTCGGGATAGCTGTATCTGTGGAAGTCATTGCCGTCTGAACAGTAGTGATGTTGCCGAATATCGGTACTAGTCTCTCCACCACATCTAGTCTTCCGTCAGTCTCCTGTAATATTTCTTGTACGGAATCCGCTGTGCTCCCGTCTTTAACCGGGAAAGCACCTATGTGATCCGCGCCGGATTGCATTACAGTTGTAGACTCAAGTTTATTTATAACATTATTAAGCGCAGTCTTAGTTTCGTTATGTAAGAGCTGCATATCTTCTCTTGCCTGAGGCTCAGAAGATTCTATTGTTGGAAAGTACTTTGCACTTGTAGTATCCATAGTACTCCAATCTTTTGTAAAATCTAATTTTGTAAAAGCCATTATCTATCCTCTCTACTATAACGATAAATTACTTGCGCATTAACTAACGACATATCTGAATAGATAGTATTATTAGTTAATATCATTTGAAAATGTCTAATGTGGTAGCACCTAGGTACTCTCACAGCAGACAAGTTAAATATTATAGGTCTTAATGACCTATGCGATAAATTTCTAGGCGTTATCCGATACCCCCATGCTCTTATTGGGGTTAAGTCTGTTCTGGTTTCATGGTCAGTCTTATAAGTTATCGTCATTGCCGAATCCGTATCTGAACGAACAGTAAAAATTATTTTTAATACATCTTTTAGAACTTCATAAGTCCCGAAAGATTGTGCAGAAAATGCATATTTTCTAGGTATTATCTGCCCAAAGTCGGCGAATTCTGTAACGAATTCAACTATTGAACCTCCTGCATCGAAATAGCATATGTCATCGTGCCTCTGAACAGGGGCTTTAGCATTAATATTTGTAAAGTAAAACCAGGAAAGCTTTCCCTCCGCTGAGTTATAACTTTTAATAGTATAGTCCCATAAATATGCGTGGCCATTAACAACAAGCCAATACCGTTGTTGGTCATCCCAAGACGCGACATTCTTATCGGATTGCACTAAATCTGCTAGCAATCCGTTTCTTGTATCGTCGCCATTTATGTTTCTACTGATTCTAATTACGTTGTTTTCATTAGCAGCACTTGTATCGGCTAACACGTAAACTCCACCATAAGAATTGGCGAATACTAAGTTGTTTTGAACGAGTTGAATACTTCCTTTGATATCACAACCAATGGAGTCATTTACTGGGTAGTATGGAAGTGTTAGATAATCACGACCATCAATTGTTTGACTACCAAAACTACTTTTACCTATTGCTCTTTCAAGGAAAATAATCAGCATATTTTGTTGCTTACCGAATCCTGTGATGTACTGATTAGCATCACCAGAAGCTAGATTATAATAATCATAAGGGAAATATCCTGGATTCAACCCTGTACTATCGTTCCCGGACCAGAAGTATGCATTCGGTTGATCAGGTGTTCCGCCAAGCACTATTGCCAAATCATTTGTTGCACCAAATACTATACCAGTGGTACATTTCATAATATTATCTATTGCTTTCTTTTGTTCACTGCCTTCTTCCGCTTTTTGATAACAAACTATTTTTACATTATTCAATACTTGTGGATCACTTTGCGCTGGGGCAGTTTTGAATGTGACTATTCCGTCAGTCCTATCGACCCCAAATACATTACCCGTAGCTTGGGAAACATCAGGAACCTCCGTATAATCAATCCATTCGTATACCTCTGTGGATGAATTATAAGTAAATACTTTAACTCCTACTGTATCGTCATCTAAATCGGAATATGGGAGCGAATAGTTAGCACTTGTACCATCTGATGTAAACCATATTTCTTTTCCCCTGGCGATTCTATTTTCAGGTTGGTATAAATCTCCTCCAGTACCCGCTGGTGTACGATTAATTACAACTACAGGGATATAAGGAACGACTTCCGTAGCAACAAGTCCAGTTGTTATCTGGATGTACTTACCTCCGCCAAGATAATAAAGCTTGTCACCGAATACGAAAAATCCCGCACCCTTATTCGTAGTTAGACCTGAAAAAATAGAAGTTTGAGTTGGTGTTGTAGCAGGAGCTACTGGGGGCACAATCTTATAAAGATTTGTTCCCTTATGAACAATGTAAACTCCTTGCCATAATCTATTGTAGCAATCGACAAAATTTAATTCCGATATCTCATTAAAATAATAATTCTGTCCCTTTCTTGAAGAGAGACAGCCATCATCCCAATAAACATTAACACAATCAGGACTTTGATTAGCATCTAATCTGTAATCCAACTCCCACAAATTAAGACCCCCATTTAACATAGAGAAATTCAAAACTCTTTGAGTTGGTGCCGGGTAACGTGTACCGTAAACATTATCTGAAATTGTGGCTGCTCTAAAGCGTGTTTGTGCCATCTAAAATACACCTCTAAAATTATCAAAGCCGTACACATCTGTAACTTGTGTTGATACGGCATGCGCTGGTTTAATATTTAATCTAGATAAGCCAGTCTCCCATCTGTTGTAAAGGTATAAGTATTGTTTAGGATTCTGATCTTGAGCAATCATAGCCGCTACATAATATGGGATTATTACATGTGTGTCTGGGGTATTATCTAATTCAGTCGTATCTGGTGTATCTGAGTCATAATACACCGGATATCTACTATAAAGAATCGTGTACGTTCCAGCAGGTCTATTAGGAAGGAGTAACGTTGAATCACCAATCCAATTATAGTCATTTGCGTAAATAGTTCTTCTATCCTTACCCTCTAATGGAATAAATGTAATTGATATAGCGTGAATAAATTCTTCCGGCATAGTAATAGAGATATCTACATCAGGAGTCCCGGATTCAACTTTAGGAATATTAAAGCTAAATGTCTCTTCAATAGGTCTATTCGTCTTAGCTATCTCCATTTGAGCGTCATTGATTAAATCTAACATTCTCTCTATGTCGTCTGCTTGGTCATTGTAAGTTATTGGTACGGTCGTACCAGCAATCGAATATTGGTTTAAAAGACGCAGTGCAGCTTTCTTACACTCGCCTATTGTCATTCTTGACATATTAGTTACCTCATAATAAGAAAGTGGCGGGTTGTCTAGAATACCCGCCACTTATTAGTCTAATAATTAAGCCTTAACGTCTGCTGTACCATTACCAGCTGCAATAAGCTTTCCGCCGTAAACGATAGCGATTGTAAATTTATATGCATCTGTTGTAGTGATGTCTAAGCTTCTCGCTGGCTTGTTGTCAGCATCTTTCAGTTCTGTCCAACCTGTTGTGTCGAAGTCAGAGTTGTAAGCACCAGCACTTGGAGCTGTTCCAGAAGCTGCCTTAACATATGCTTTCCAACCATCTGCGAGATTGAGAGAATCAGAGAAAGATACTACTGTATGACCAGAAGCTGTTCCTTCTACAGATTTGCATTCAAAGTTTGCGCCTGGTGTTGCACCCTCGCAAAGTCCAAGATAGAGGCAATCCTTCTTTCCATTAAGAACGAATGCGTCGAAGATTTCTCTTCCCTCAACAAGCCAACCAGAGATTCCTGGTGGGTCCTGATGTGTCTTGAATTCTTTGAGCGTAAATGGAGCTACTGTTGCCATCTGATGTACGATAAGGAATGAACATCCGTATGGGAGTCTAGAAGCTGGGACCTTAACAATCTTTGTTCCGTCAACTTCTCCGAGAACTCCTTTGATAACCATTTCCTGTGATCTATCAGAATACTTAATGAACGCTGGATCCTGCATCATAAGATTAGCGTAAGAATAAGAACAGAATGCAATTCTTCCTGTATCAGGTACATTCTTATTTCCGAGAATTTCACTACCCTTAAGGAATTTAGCATAAGCTGTGGAGGAAGAAGCTGCTGCTGTGTCTAACTGACCATTAGCTACGGCTGCAGAAGCCTGCTTATTGAAGATATATGTATCTACGTAAGGAACGAGAACTTCTCTTTCTTCTCTTGCAAGTGACTTTCCTGCGTCCATAACCATCATTGTTTCATTCTTGTCGCCTTTGTCGATAACAAATGTGAATGCCTTATCCTGTGTAAGTGTCATTTCCTGGATCGTGTTACCGAGATCTGTTGCTGTACCATAACGGGAGTTACCTTCTCTGTTATAGTCTGAAAGTGGAACTGTATCAATCTGGTATACCTTAACTGTCTTTACTCCAGACCATTCATATTCCTTGTTTGTGCCCATTAAAGCTTGAGAATCTCTATAGAATCTCTCGTCTACTTTGTTACTAAACTTAGATGCATAGTTGTAAGAACTTAAATCTCTTGACATAATTTTTATCTCCTTATAAAAATAGCCAAGCTACTACCACTGATCTGCGTTAAATCCCTTCATGAACGGATCGTTCTCTAAAGGATCTACCACATCCGTAGATGGTTTTCCGGTTACACCTGTAACTGGAGCCATCGCAGCGGAGGCTTGGTTCTGTCTAAGTATCTGATTTTCCTGTTTCAATTTCTCCATTTCATTATTCGAAGCCGGAGGCGTAGATACTTGTGTTGTTGAATTAACTTGTGATTGAACCTGTTGGTTCATAAAATTACTATAGGCGTCTTTCAAACGAACACCGTTTCTATTCGCAATTATTACCTCCTGAGGAAGCCTAATCACTCCAGGATAAGCGGCAATAAACTCATCGAGTTCTGCTCGGCGTTCAGCAGTCATGCCTGGTATCTCTTTAGAAGTAGGCTGTGCTGGCATTTCAGGTTGTCTTACTATCCCGGAATCTTTATCTTCTTGATCAATCAAGAATTTAGCCATTGCTTCGGTGTTACCAGCTTCAACCAGCTCTTTAACACGACGATTATAGTAATTCTTTTCAGCGGCATCCATCATCTCACCGGCATTCTCGTAACCAAGTCTTTTAGCAAGTCTTTCGTTTCGAGCATTGGCGGCCTCGAATCCTTGGACTTTCTCGTTAAGCTTGTCATAGTTCATGCCTTTTTGTGCATAGGTTGCTGCTTCGTCTAAGCTCAGTTCACGCTCTTCGTGATTGAACTTGACTTTAACGGTCTGTGGCATAGTTTGCTGCAAAAATTGTTCTTGAGTTGTGGTAGGCTCAGCTTCATTTGTAGCTTCTACTTCACTTTGAGCGTTAGTCTCAGATGTCTGTTCTGTGGTAGGAACTTCTTCTGGAGTATTATCTAAGCTATAATTCGGATTGTTGATATCGAAATCATCAGGAAGTATAGCGTCGACGTCATTGATGTTGTAATTTTTATCCATGTTTTATTCTCCTTTCGCATGGTGAGCGATATAAATTATTGGCGGGTGATCTAGGAATCGAACCTAGCTTAGACGGTTAACAGCCGTTCGTACTACCGATGTACTAATCACCCAAATAAAAATGGAACGGCACATGGAGTAAGCCGTTCCATTCTCGGAGGTGTGAAAAAAGCTAAGCGCCAATAGTGGTTGCTTCGGCTTGTTTCAGTAAATTATTCTGCGTTCTGGTACTTAAACCAGGAAGCATTTCTTGTATATTACCTGGCATAGAACCTACAACAGCTGGATTAATACCTATTTCTCCACTCGCATTTGGTGCTGTCTGTGGTTGTTCCATCTGTTTTCTGAGTTCATTTATGAGTTCCGCTTTCATAGGGATATACTCGTCAGGCATACGCTCTAAGTATTGAATTACATTTAGAACTCCAGATTTCTTAAGATTATCCAGAGTCTGGACTATTGCAATTCTACTCCAATAAGTTGACGCTCCTACATCAGCTCTTACATTAAGCCAGATATCTTTGAGCTTATTAAAATCATACATTTCTACTACTTTAACTTGTTTACTAGTTGTAGTTGGGATCCCTGTAGAAGGATCCACTTGATTCTCGGTAACAGTGGTATGTTTGATTACTGGTCTTTCACCATAGTAGGTAGCCATCATATCAAGTAATATACGGCCAATATCCTCAACCCACTTATACTTCTCTGATTGGGGATTCTCTAGTGGTACTTGAGAACTTGATTGAAGTGCGATGAGTGCTGATGTATTGTCTGGTCGAACATTACCGAGTGTTGCATCAGTAGCACCTAGGCACTCTTTCGTAAATGCCATAGCAGTTTCAATGCACCGCATTATTTGAGTTGACATATCCTGTGGTTGAATAACAGAATATAGATCACTCATCCTTCTTTCTGGTGGTAAGTCAAATACGGCAATAGCTTGTCCTACTTCATTTGACCACTGACCTATTACATTAGCGTCATATAAAGTCTTTGGGAATCCGGACATTTGAAGATGTCTCATCACCAAAGCGTACATTGAGTTAATAAATATTTGGTTAGGAATAACCTCTGTTACCAAAGCTCTTCCGTGATAACAATTCTTTTGTGCCTGCCAATTACCCCAGGCAATTGGATAGTATGAAAGGCCTGTATCTATTGGTTCAAATATATCAACAAACTTCGTATGCTTGGATACCCAGACTGTTGTCTTATAATCAACAGCTTGTTCTTCTTCGTATATAGGATTGTTTTCAATATCAACCATCGGGAACCCATTTAACATCTTTTGAATTGGCTTGCCATTCTCATCCAGCTTACGAATCATTTTTGGTGTACCATCGTCATTCTTGAGTGGGACCTTCTCTGTCTTCTTCTTGT